GCTACTGCGTTAGATATCTCTTGACTAGCTCCTAACTTTCCTGCTGTTTGGATGTTACCTAATATTGGTGGTACACTACAAGCTATAACTATATTATCTACTGCTAAGTTTTGCAAGGTTACAAATAGAGCATCGTTTGCATTAGTTGGAAATGCTACTATTTCTGGAAATTCATCTTTAACATCTGACCATGTTACAAGTACTTTACCGCCTTTGGCACTACCTGCAAATAGGTTACCCATCTTTTCATCAAAAGCCTGTCCTACTGTTTTAGTAGTAACCTCTTCACCATCTTTATTTAATCTAGTTTCAAAGGCTTCATTAGGATCACCTACCATCTTAATCATACCACCTAAAAAGAAGTTGTTATCTAAGTTCTGATTGTGAAATTCTCCTACTTTCTCTTCTACAGACATCCATCTGTAACCACTCCAATAATAAGGAATAGGATAGAATTTATTTTGTGGTCTTTGCTCTTTAACGAATAGTATTTGACCTTTATATTCTAACTGTTCATCCTCTTCTAATCCCTTGTTAACCTCTATTATATCCTTCATTTCATCCAAAGGAGTATTAGGATTGTAAATAGGAAAGATTACAGTTTCTGATTCTTTATAATCAGCAGTACCAAAGTAAGGATTATAATAGATGTGTGATATCTTACCAGTTTCTTTGTTTGGTAATCCTAATCTACATAAATCAAAAGGTAACTTATTAATATAAGATATTTTACCTAGTGGATTGTATCTAATATTAAGATAAAAGCCCTCAAAATATCCTTCATCTTGACTTATACCGTTATGAAGTTCTGTAAATGTTTGCTCACCATTAACTTTTAAAGTGTTTAAGCTCTCTTGTTCAAATCCATCGCCCTCAATAAACGTAATGATAGTATCAATACAGCTAGAAGCTGTGTGAGAACCATCTACAGTATCTAATAAGAAGTTAGGAAAGCTATCTTTAGCTCCAAACTCAATATATCCTAATGAATCGTTAATAGATATTTTAGTATTAACCCCATCAGCAGGGTCAAAGTTGTATAATTTCGGTGTTACGATCTTATTATTAATCGTATACATATCAGCTCCTTTAAACATATTGCTAAATATACAATATTTTTGTTATATTTGCTTAGTTTATAACTACAAAAAAATATTATGAGAAACAATAAAGAGTTTATAGAGAAGGTAACTAAGAAATTAGGTTACAATAAGAAGCAGTATACAGTCATAGAAGATAGTGGTGTATATGAAGATATTAAAGAGGATGTTCTAAACGCCTTAGATAATGGAATAGCATTTATTGAAGGTGCTTGTGTTATTGATAGCGTAGTTAATCAAGTAGTAAAAGAGTTTGATAGTATCACATGGGATAATGACAATGGTATTAGTTTGATTGTTTCTGTTAATCCAGGAGAAAACGAAGGTACTATTAATGTCCATCCTTTAGGAGTTATCAATGCTTTCTTAAATGGGTTTATGAAAGGGGTTAGTGAATCAATTAAAGAAGATAATACAGAAGAGGATAAAGAAAGAATATCTTTAAAGGATTACTATAGATTATGCTTACCTGAAAATAAGATAGGTAGAAAGTCAGATGCTACGCTTATTAAGGAGTTAGAAGAAGCTGGGTTTAAGGTTTGACGTGTAGGCTAGAGTACGTTTCAATGTATATTTAGCCATTGTTATATTTTAGTGTCGGAAGGCTCATTAAGTTGGGGGTTGTATTAAGCCTTAAATAGACGAGACATTGCTAAGACATTAAATATAACGCTAGTCTAAAAATCTTTATTTTTAGCGATTTAAAACAAATAATATTATGATAAACAGAGAAACAGCAAAGAAATTTTTGGAAACTAGAGGTTATCCAAATCCAGACTGTGATTATGAAAATGAATTGTTAGATACACTTGTCGAGTATGCACAACAACAAGCTAAAAATAATGAGGTTTTAGACCTTGTTAGCTGTTGTTTCTCGTTTACTTTTGAAAACATAGAAGAAGCTAAAGCACTAAGAACTCAGTTGAATATGACTAGTGCAAGACACCACATACTTAACCAAACAGCAGAGTTTGAAACAATGTTAGATGAGTTTATATCTAATAACAGCTAACGCCTTTGTAAACATAAGCGTAAGCGACACGTAGTGTTATGTTTTACAATATGTTATATTAAAAAAGATAGTAAAAATTTTAGATAGATACCTAAAAACGGTACTTAACAGAAAAAATTACTAAACATAATTAAAGCTAGTATCTTATTAGATGCTAGCTTTTTTATTTACTAAATTTTTTATAAAAAACAAAATTATTTAGTATCTTTGTTTTATGGCAAATTATATTATAGTAAGTAATGAAAATTCTTTTGTAATACAAAAAGGAGTTAATGCTAGTCCTTATTCTAGGAATGATTTAAGGATTACATTTAGTACAGATAACGATCAAATATTAAAGATATATGATAAGAGTGTAAATAATTATCTAGTACACCAAATAAATTTAGATAATGATACAGTAGATGTAGGGGGAGTAACTGTATTCGCTGATGCTCAAGATTTATACAACGCTTTAGAGCCAATTTTTTTTTTAACTAAACCATATTTAGTAAATCAAATAATTGTTACGCAGGCTAATGTGGAGGATACTTTAGGTGGTGTAATTGATTCTACTAAGGAATACTTTATAGATGGCGTTATTGATATGGGATTAACTCAAATCACAGTACCACCTACAGGTATGACTTTAAAAGGATACTCTTTTGATATAAGTGGATTAACTTCTAGTGAGGATAATTACACTATGTTTATATCTGAAAGTATTGTTATTGGTTCTGGAAACTTATTAGGTGTTGATTATTTCATAGAGGTCACTGGTACAAGCTCTAAAGTATATGAGCTTTATGATGCTACAGGATTTAATGCTTTTGAATTTAGCAGGGTTAATTATATTGACTGTACATCTTTAGGTGACATATACGACTATAGACAGGGGTTAGAATCAGGTACAGGAAGGTTTGGAGGTAGCCCCTCAATTTGTTTACATGGTCTTTGGCGTGGTGGTTATCGTACATCTACTTCAATAACAAGAAGCATGAGTGATACAACTACAGAGCCACTATTTAAGGCAGGCACTTTATTCCAAATGAATAGTAGATTCTTGACTGATATGAATGTGGACTTAGGGGACTTACAGCCTCTATTAGATTTTAGTGATATTAATTTCCCTAACTCTTCTACACTAGAATTAAGAGATGTTATACTAACAAGAAATAGTTTAATAGTACCAAATGATGCTAATATAACTCCAAACATAGAAGCATCAAATTTATCATGTAGTTGGAAGGGAAACAATGGCGTTCCTAATACATTTGTAGGAGCTATTGCTACTGTCACTACAGAAGTTTTAACTACGCTATCATTTAACGTACCATCTGTATTAAATGGTACTATTACTACTTCAGACTTACAGCACTTTGATTCACCTGCAAATGGTCAACTAAGGCATTTAGGGAGTAACCCTAGAGAGTACACAATTAACTTTGACTTTGTTTTAGAGGGAGGGCAAAATGATGATTACAGAATAGAGTTAGTTAAGAATGATGGTGTGGATTCCGTTATCCATCAACAAACTAGAGTTATTAACAACCTATCAGGAGGTAGAGATGTAGCATACTTTACAGGTTTGGCTAATGCAATATTAAATAAAGATGAATACCTATTTTGGCAAGTAACAAATTTAAGTGATGGTTCAAATTGTACCTTAGAGCTAGATAGTTCTTGGAGTGTAGAAGAAAGATAATATGAAAGTATCAAATATAATGATGAAAAAAGAGATAGAAAACTTACAAGCTAAGTTAAAGGATCAAGATAATAACCTTGATAAGATTAATTCTATTAATGAAGTGTTAAAAGATAAGGTTACCTTATTAAATTACTCTGATAAGATAACACTTATTAGAAGTATTTTAACTGGCATATAATCCCACGCTAATATAATAAGCCTTTAGTTTATTCATTACAGCTTTAGTAGCACAAGAGCATCTCTGACCATGATATGCTTTTGTGTTTAGCTGTACTTCATACATTAGCTTTTTATCTTTGGATGTATACGCTTTTAACCAATCATTGTAATACTTTGCTAGTAGTTCATCTCTGGTTTGAATTGTTAATTTCATGCTTTTGGCGTGTGCTTATCTATTAGTACTTCAATCAAATTGTTAAGGCTTCTGTTTTGTTTCTTAGCTTCTGCCTTTAGTCGCTTAATTAGATCATCTGATAATCTAAAAGCGGTTTGTTTTTTGTCGCTCATTTTAAAATCTATCTTGGTCAAGTCTATTGATTTCAAACTTAGTATTGATTCCTTCATCATAGCCCTCGAATACGCTCCATAAATTAAGTAAAACTGTGTTTCTATGGTCTTGGTTATTTCTGATGTCTTTTATTTTTGCTCTTGCTTCTTTTAAAGAATCAAATAAAAAATCTTTTTCGGTTAATTCTGTCATAAAAAATACTCTGAATGTTGTTCCTGTTTCGTATGTCATGATTTCTTTTGTTTCTTTGTTTGTTTCTATAATTCAAAGTAACACATTATTTATTTGTTATACAAGTGTTATACTAAAAAAGATTGTATTTATTTTAAAAAAGTTTATAACTCATTGATACATAAGCACAAAAAAAGGGTTACTATTTCTAGTAACCCCTCCCAAAACAAACAACCACAAAACTTCTTTATGCTGCTGGAGTTTCGTACCCAACAAGTAATGCTAATGTAGTAGCGTAATCAGTAGCTAAGAATCTCTTAGGCTTCAATTTATCACCACCAGCTAAAGTTAATGAATCAGTAGTATCACTCGCATCTTCTGCTCCACTATTTTGAGTACCTTCA